GTTACCATCTCCAAACACAAGGTCAATCGCGTCGTCGTTCTTGGTCACCACGTTGTAGGTGTTTCTCTCTGTCTTTGACAATGAGTTGTATATCGCATTGTTACCTGACAACGAAGGTACTTTCGTCCATGATTCTAATAACTGTCCAAGTTGGTCTAACTTGTATAGCCACACGTCAGTGTCGTTGATGTTGGCTGTGTCCAAAGATTTGACATAGTTTGTCACTGCCGTGTCCACTGTGAAATCTGCCTGCTGTAAATTGCCCTGTTTGAACAGGAAGAAGAATCCTGTGTTGTTCGAACTGTCTCCAGACCCATCTGTCCTGTAAGTGTATGTAAGACCAGTTCCTGGTACTGGTGCTGATTCGTATATGCTGTCTGAATCTGTTGTGGTGCTTGGCACTATCTCGAATGATCTCGATACGCCTCCCACTGACTTCTGGAATTTGAATATGGGTAGATCCAATTGGTTTGAACTTAAAGTGTAAACTTCTGTTGTAATTCCACCTATGGATCCTGACTCTCTTGGATTGCCAAAAAGTTGTCCCGTCTGGTTGGCCGCATTCAGTATCGCTGTGAATTGTTCTCTGTAATTGGTATTGGCTGAATCATTCCATATTATATTTGAATTTGCAAGATTTGTCCCTGTGCTGTCCTGCACATCCTGTGTTGTGGATATTGAATCTATCTTCAACAACCCTGATGCTGGTTTATTTCTTTTGGCGTTGTAGTTAATCAATCTTGCTAATCTTAGAACACTGTTCCTTCTCTCCGCTGTCTCCAGGAAGTTCTCCCTAGCGTTCAAGTCAACCCTAAAAGAAAGTGCTTGTGAAATGTAGGCTATTAGATCTATAAGTGCCACATACTCAGAACTCTCAACGAAATCATTAAAATCATCTGGGTAGTTCTCTTGCAGATACGCAACCATGGTCCTTCGAAGTGTCTCGAAGTCGTAAGATCTGAAATCAGCCTGTTGGAAAGCCTGGTAGATTTTTCTCCAATCTTCCGCTACTAATAATCTGTTCTGTCTATCTGTTGTGGCCATTGTAATTACAATGGTATTTATGTGTTACGAAATGTGCGTATATTAAGATAGGCGTAACAACGAATTCTCATCGAAGTTGAATCTCAGTTTCTCTGTGATGTTCAGTGGAACATAGGTTATAGTGGCCTGTATGGCGATTCCCTTGTCCGCTTCTGTTACCAGTATCTCCTCTGTGGATATACGTGGATCTGCGTTGAGATTGGCTGTGATGTCCTCAATTATGGCGTCCTTTAGTGCTTCGGTGAACGGTTCAAATATGGCATCGTATATGATCGTGCCGAACTCTGGGTTCTCCACCCTCTCGCCCTTACGCACACTCAATCTGTTTATGAGGTCCTGCTTGGCAACCTCGAAGTCGTAAAGTTTAAAGTTCTGCTTGTCCGCACGTGAACTGAAACCCTTGAAGGTCACTGATTTGTTTGAAAGTCCGTTACCTGAATCTCCGTATGCCATCTAATTCAATCTCCTGAATTCTACATCAGTTTTACCGTAGTCAACTGCATAGAATCCTGTGTCTGTCATTGTTCTCGCCCATGGAACTTCCTGAGCCATTACACCCTCATATGTTCCTGCTGACTGCTTGTATTTAAACGAATATATGTTTATGCCCGAAGGCGACTTGCCAACTAATTTGATATCTTCCTTCAGTCTCCTATCGCTAAACTTGAATCCACTGAAAAAGTTTTTTACTGCGCCACCTATGTTTCCTATCTTATCAGTCAAGTTTCCGCCCACGTTCTCCAGGAAGGTCTGACCGCCCCTCGCGGCGTCCCTGGCGTTGAAAAGTCCTGCCTTGCTGGCCAGACTCTTGATCTGGTTCATGCCCACTATCTGACCACCCACCACACTCGTGTAGGTCTGGCTTATGCTGTTGAGATTGGCTATGGTTGCATCAATGTTACCCGCTGACAGGTTCTTGGTAAGACCCTGCACAGAATTAAGACTGCTGTTCAGCAGGTCTATGTTGCCGGTAATACCTGAAACTGTGTTGCTACCCAGAGTGAACAGTTCTCCCGCACTGTTGACGAACACGTTGTCCTTGAACAGGTCCTTGCTCTTGCCCGTGAAAGAGTCCACCACCTGTGATGTAAGGTTGCTGGTAAGGTCCTTGAGAGGCGAATTGAAATCTATTCCCTTGAACTTCTCTGAAATGCTGTCCTTTATGTCGAACGGCAGATTTATCTTTTCCGTTATGCCGTATATCTCATTGTATTTGGTTCCAAATTCTGTCAACAACTGTTTGGCCTTGGTGGCGTTGGTGCTTTCTCCCATCTTCTGCTTGACCCATTGCAGTGCATCTGCCTGGTACTGGGCGTCACGTATGGCACCGTTCTCACTCAATCTGTTCCTGTTGTTCACATACTCAGGAGTGCCTGGCGTGTTGGCGAGCCTGCTCCACTGTTTCTTGTCGTCGGCGTCCACGGGTATGATCCCGTCACTGTCTATCACGTTGGCCCTGAACATGGGCTCGTGTGTCACAAATCTGTGTACCGTTGTCTTGGTCTTCCTGGTGAATTCCTTTAATGGCTTGACGCCTTTGTGTGCCAACTCCACATCACCTTCTTCACGAAGTTGCATTCCAACCTTCTCCTGGGTCAGCCATGATGGCCCCCATTTTTCACTAGGGCCCATGGAGTTTAAATGTATCTCGCCGCCAGTGCGTCCTCTACCAGACGCCGCCAGGTGTATATTGCCTCCCCTGGCTCCATGCAACTGACTACCTTTGGTATCTGAACTTATCCCGTCCCTGGCAAAGGTTCTCACGGACCCGGCCTGTGAACTGTTGAATATTCCTTTTTGACCCGTTGTAAATATGACATCTGCACTCTGTATCATCTCTTTGGCCGAGCTCATCCTTATCTGACCATTGGCGTGCATGTTGATGTTTGAATCTGAGTGAAGGTTAAAATCTCCTTCTGTCCTCAAATTTATCCCTCCAACACCTGAATACACATCGATCCTGCCGTTCTTCTGCAATTCAATGTAGGCGTTACCTGACCCGTTTGCTATGTACACCACACCCTCTGTGTCATGCATCAGCAACTGGTGTCCTGATGATGTCCTCAATCTTGTAAGTTGGTTGGTGCCGTCCGCGGCACCGTCGTCCATGACGAAAGTGTGTCCGGTCTTCCTTGTTACATAATCTCTGCCTTCCGTGTCCTTCGTTCCCACTTTAACCGGTGTGGTCGAAGTGTCCTTCCTACCCGGAGTGCTTATACCAAAAACCTGGCTAGGTGTTTCCCTACGTGCCGAACTTGAAGTGTTACCCCTGATGTCATCCGCACTCAATCCTTGTTTGAGTAATGTTTCAGCGAATGGGTGTATGGGCCTTCTGAGTGTGTTAAATTGTTCTGGCTTTAAACCTTTGACAGTCCTGTTGACTTCTCCAGATGGCACATTTGTTGTACCATACTTTGACTGTTTGTCGTCTTGGAATCCTGCGTCCGCTCCCTCGAAGGTGCCGTCCAAGGCATCGTGGGTCAGTTCGCTTGATGCTATGCCTGGTGTCATCTGATTGGTCATGGGCTCTGGCACACAACCTATCCAGAATGCCTGATCCATCTTGCCTTCGGCGAATATAACCAACACCCTGGTGCCTATGTCCGGTGGCACCGCCCAGAAGCCATAACTGTGTTGGCTGTCCTTGTAGTCAGTCGAACCCGGTATGCTGTGTCTCGCATCCTTGGCTCCATAGAAAGGAGACAGGTATTCACATGTGACCAAGTTGCCGCTGATTGGATCATTTGTTTTACTGAGGCTGGGTATGTTGACCTGCAGTCTTCCCATCCTTAGTGCGTCAACGTTGTTCTTTACAACGCCTATGTATGGTCCGGCCTTCTCGCCCGACCAAGAGGTGTCATTGCCCGGTGCAACGGAATTTGATGCGTGTCCCTTTAAGTAATTACTACCTGCCATTATGCCGTCCCGTCATCTTCTCTGATGTTCCAAATATTTTCATTTATACGATCTAGTGCCATTGGATTTTTTACACTAGTTACCACACCATTTTTCGTGGTGATTTTTTGATTGGTGGTTTTGGTAACTTTGCTGTCCTGGTTGTTGAACCTCACCATGGTTAAATTCTGTGTGAACTGACCGTCAGTGAAATTGTGTCGCACCTGTGTGACCTGATAGAGGCCAGAGAACACTGCCTGTTGTGCCGATGACATCTCGTACACACCGGTCTTGTCGTCGAAGTCCTGTGGCACCTTGAACGTGAGATTGGTTATTGGCTTGGCCACGTCGTAGTTGAAACATTTAAGATCGGGATTCCATACGTTGTCCTTCACACCTCCCCTAAAGAATCTTATGTTGTTGTCCTGGGAACTGCCGTTGGAGTTCACTGGTGTGGCCGGAATGAACTGGCTCTGTCCCAGCCATGCGGGATCACCCAGTATCGTCATGTTCACAACCACCATGTCCGCCAGCGGATTGGTTATGGCATCGAAGAACTGATCTATCCTGGCGTTCGCCTTGCCCGTCCTGTTGCTGGGGGAGGTCTTGTGTTGAGATGCTTCACTCTTGAGGGGGAGGAGATTCAAATGGGCTGGCATATCATCTGGCCTCTTCCTGTTGGTTGGTGTGTTTGAATCCTCTGTTACTGTCTCGTTGGTCTGTGAGAATGTCCTGCTGTCGCTGGCCTCCAGGTCCTTCAGTCTGGACTGGAAGTAGGCCACCTTGTAATTTATGTTGAGATCCTGTATGTCCAAGTTGTCTCCGGTGAATATGTAGTTGTAGGCCTTGGCCACGTACCCTTGGTAGTTCTTGTCTTGGTGTATGCCCGCCGTTGCCAGGTTGTAGGCACTGACGTAGAACGGTTCCACCACGATCTTTATGATCTTGGCGTTGGTCTGACGTATCTCGTCGAAGTCTTCCGTGGGTTCGATGGCTGTACGTATCCTGAAATACTTGAAGTATGTTGATAGGGCACCATTTGGATCAAATGTTGTTGACCCCGGTGTGCTTACTGCCTTGCTCCACTCGTCAAAACTCTTGGCGCCGAAATCCGGATGGGTCTTCATGAGATTCTCCAACAGTTTAGGAATGTGCACCGATGAGCTGAATTTTATGAACTCCATCGTGAACTCCTCCTCCCCTGCCACCTGGTTGACAGTTTTCTGTGTCATTCCTGCCTGGCTGAGTAGTTCATACGGAAGTTGTGCTCCAGGATTGAGCTCCTCGCTGATTGATATGTCGTACCTGTCTGGGAATTGGTTGTATCCTTTCGCCTGTTCATCCCTGTTCTGCTCATCCAATATGTCTTGTAAATTTTTCACAGCATCTTTGAATGTTTTTTCGGTTGATCTAAGGCTACCGCTGGTCCTCGGATACATGTATTGGTCGGTAAGGGCGAATTGGTCGTAGGGTATGGCCTTGATGTTGTAGTAGGATCCTCCCTGGTTAACGTCTATGTCCATGGTGATCAGTTTGATGGGTATGACCCTCTTTATGAAATCTGTTTTCTCTTTGATTTCCCTACCGTGTTCATCGAAGCCCTTGAACTCAATTGTGAGCATGTAGGGTGCATCCAGGTGATCCAGGAAGCCGTTGTTGAATGCGGCCGCCCTCACTTTCTCCAACAGCGTCAGTCCCGACGGTTCCACCAACTCCATCATGATGTTGGTCACACCGGTCAGACGCCTCTTGTCGTTCAGTGCCGGTATGGAGTCCATCTCGACATTCTTGAAGTAGAGGTCGTTATCCTTTTTGAATTCCCTCGATGCCTTACCTAGTGCGGCTCCATAGCCTAATTTGTCAATTGTCTTGTTTGTCTCGTTGTTTGGATCTCTACGACTCTCTCTATTGTTTGCAGATGCCGCCCTGTGGCTCGAGAAGTTGGCGTCTCCTATGCCACCACTCCTTGCTATGATGTCGTGTGGTGCACTGTTGAAGAACTGCTTGGGATTACGTATCTCCGTGCGGCTCAACGCAGACAGCGTGAATATGGTGTTGTAAGATGCGAACTTGTGCAACACGTTGGGATCCGGTTGTAACGGAAGTTTTTTGATGCTGGCCTTCCTGGCGTGGTACGCTGATTCATCGAAGTTCCTGTATTTGTCGGCTCTAGTTGCCATTCGTTATATCCCCAGGTCTTTGAGCAGGTTCTCTTTCTTTGGCAGTTGAACCGTAACTCCTGGTTTGAAGTCGTAAATGGGATCCTCTATCTGGTCTGGGTTACGCTGTGCGAACACCCACCAAAGCCTCGGTGAGCCATAAAGGTCATAGGCCAACAGGTCTGGTCTGTAGGCGTATGTTCTCTCTATGGTGTAACTCTGGTCATCGTCTTCCGCCGTCAGCGTCCTTGGATTCAAGATGTCCAGGTAGTCTGCTACCTCGCTGGTTTCAAAATACGGTGATGTGTTTGAGTACTTGGCCATTAGATGAATCCTACCTCGTTGCTACCCTTGCCGTTCAACTCTCCACGAACGAATTTCTTCATTGAGAAGTTCTTAATTGAATCTCTGCTGTAGATTGGTGTCACCAGCACTGATATGTTTGACAGTGTTGGTGCCCAGGTCTGCGATGCGCCTTCGGCCGTTGTCACATCAAACCCTGCATCCGGTCCATTTGATTCCCTGTAAGGTGAATTCGATTGTTTGGTAGAGATGTAGTCAATGCCTGGCCTCAGTTCCACGTTGAATGTGTTTATGACCACAGGCACTTTGTTGAACATGTGATCTCCATAACCAAACAAATGCATGATCGGTGGTGGATTGCCTTTGAGTCCATCTATGCCATCTTCCTTACCAAAGAACATCTTGGTCGCTGTCCTTAGGAAGTTGACCGTGGCCACCCAATGCTTGGCGTCGTCACTGTTCTGTACAGGAAATTCGCCAATGATGTTCAATGAATCCACCTGTGAATTTTGGTATGCCTGGTGTGGGTAATTGCTGTGCACCTGATCCATGGCGTTGTAGTTTGCTGAATGCTGTATCACAACCGCTGGTGTCAATGGCCAGAACATTCCCTGCGATGCGGCCAAAGGTTGCATTATGGGATTGTTGTTGAAATCAAAAAATTTCGTTAATGGTCCATCTGGAACCTGTAGTCTCACACGCCAGTCTGTTTTGTCATTACGTCCAGACCATTTGGCCCTTGCCTGCACTATCCTAGAGTCCGTGGAAATGCCGGCACCCGTGAGCCTGCCCAGGGTACGGTTGAATATACCAGATCCCACGTTCTTGACTATTTTTCCTATTTCTCCAAATGCCATATCTTAATGGTTGCTTTCCTTTGTAAAATTTCGTATACTTTAACTATATTTATAGGCATTATTCTAGGCACACTTAATTCGCCATACGGCACGATTCAACAGACCTGTTTGTGGTCACTTACATTAATATAAAGAGACAGAATTATGAAGAGAGTAAAGTACCTAAACAACAGAGATCTGCTACTACAGATACATGCCAGCAAGAACACATACTGTTCATACGTCACACCCGAGGACGCACAGTATGACCTAATTGTACCCAACCTAAAGAAAGTCAATGCTACGGCTGTATCACAGGCACGTAAGGCCAAGGCCAAGAGACTCACACAGGAAGCATGGGAAGAGGCCAAAGCGGCAGGACTCAAGAAGATAAAATTAGTGGACTACACAGTGAGTCCGAGAAAAATAGAGAAGACTGATCTGATTTTTAGGGTCATGATGTTCGATCACATACCCATGGACGACCAAAGAAAGAAGAATCCAAAGACCACAGCGGATCATCACAGCAAGGTAAACTTCCCTCCTTTCCAACACTACAGGTTCGACAAAAAAGACAAACTGGTCTGTGTGGGAAAGTCGCACTGGGTGGGTGGAATGAGCAACGGACACTTCTCAGTGGACCATGGAAAGATGACCAACCAACTGGCCATGATGTACATGAAGTTGTGTGAAAGATATGGAACGAGGGCCAACTGGAGAGGATACACCTACAATGACGAGATGCAATCACAGGCGTTGATGCAATTGAGTCAGATAGGACTACAGTTTGACGAATCAAAGTCCGACAACCCATTCGCATACTACACGGCCGCAATCACAAACAGTTTCACGAGGATACTGAACATTGAGAAAAAGAACCAAGCGATCAGGGACGACCTGTTGGAGTTCAACGGCATGATGCCCAGTTTCACGAGACAGAATGAGAATGAGACCGCAGGACCGTCATACCAGAAGAGAATGAAGACCGCACACGGTGATGTGCATGAGGTCAACAAGACCACCTTAAAGAAGTTAAACAAGACTTTAAAGAAAAAAGGCAAACTGGACTCTGATGATTTTGACGACGTGCAATTCAAAAACAAGATAGACATGACCAATCATAAACCCGTAGTCAAGAAGAAATGGTAAAAATATGTTTTTCAAAAAGGTAGCCTGTTTCACGGACATACACTTCGGACTCAAAGGCAACAGTCGTATACACAACGATGACTGTGAGGAGTTCGTCAAGTGGTTCATAGCACAGGCAAAGGCAGAAGGTTGTGAGACTTGCATATTCCTTGGCGACTGGCACCATCACAGATCAGCAACAAACGTTTCCACGATGAACTACACAGTTTCCAACATGGAGAGACTGGGTGCGGCATTCGAGAAAGTGTACGTGATAATGGGCAATCATGACCTGTACTACAGAGACAAGAGAGAAATCAATTCCATGGAGTACATCAGGAACATTCCAAACATACACATTGTCAACGAATGGCTAGTGGAGGATGATGTTGCCATACTTCCATGGATCGTGGAAGACGAATGGAAGAAGATCGAAAAGATGAAACAGAAATACGTGTTCGGACACTTCGAACTGCCCTACTTCAAGATGAACGCCATGGTAGAGATGCCTGACGTGGGCGGAATACAAACTGATCACTTCGCAGGATGTGGCAAGGTGTTCTCAGGACACTTCCACAAGAGGCAGTACATGAAGAATGTTACATACATGGGCAACGCCTTCCCACACAACTACGCAGATGCCTGGGATGACGACAGGGGCATGATGATACTGGAATACGGAGGGGAACCTAAGTTCGTCAACTGGCCAGACATGCCAAGGTACATCACGATAAAAGTTTCAGAACTATTGGAAGATCCAGACAAGTATCTCAAACCAAAGATGTATGTGAGGGTCACACTTGATATAAAAATTTCATACGAGGAAGCAAACTTCGTGAGGGAAACATTCATAGACAAGTATCAACTGAGGGAACTACAACTGATCCCGGAACAGGTGGACAACGCACAGCAACCATTGGTGGAAGTGCAGAAGTTTGACAGCGTGGATCAGATCGTAATCAAACAGTTACAGGGTGTGGACTCAGAAGTCTATGACAAAAACGTACTAACAGCAATTTACAACGACCTGGATGTTACAAGTTAGCAATATAAAAATAAAACTGATGGACAATGCACTGGCAAGGAAATGGCTGGAACTTTATCAGAGCCTCGATATCGCTCCAGATCAAATAATACACAACACCGGGATCAGCGACGGCGACTTTGCCAACAAAATAAAAGAAGCAAATAGACTATTTGGTTTTGATTGGCCCACCAATCCAAGCACTCAAGCAGATTACAACATGATGCACAAGGACATAGAAACTGCACCAAAAGACAAGGCTGACCTTTTGCAAAGTATACACAACGACCTGCACGTCAAGGAATCCCATGGCAGTGAAGCAAGTCACATCCAAATTGTGTGGTCCGAGAGCCTTGGACAGTTTTATAAAAAGAAGCCAATATCGATCGATATGCCAGACGACGCAGAATCCTTCAAAAAGTCAATCAACCATGGCGACGTGTATCTAGGATATCCACATGTTGGAAAATCACCGGAAGTGTGCATGTTGCAGAATGACATCAGTGACTTGCCGCAGACCTGCAGGATACACAATAAAATTGTTTGTGACGTTTTGATAAGCCTTAGCAATCAAACCTGTAACACCGATGATGACCTTCTTTCGTGGTATGAAGAAAATAAAATCACTATGTTTACCAAGGAAGAGATGTTAAAATATAATGGCTGGGCCAAAATTGGAGAAGTTGTAAACAAAGACGATTTGCAAAGCATAGATAAGGAAAATTTAAAAATAAGTTATGCCAACGATTAGTAAAAAGAAATTGATAAAAGTTTTGAAAGGTGACTTCGAGGAACCTGTAACTAAACAATCACTTTTGGACCAACTTGCAAAACCTGTAACACAGGAGGAGTGGTTGAAAGGATATAAGAGATGGGTTGAACAACACACACTTTCAACTCCTCCGGAAGTTTATGAGGCAATAGAGAACGTAGGCAAAAAGAAACGTAGGAAAAAGAATGTTAACGATTAAGGAAATAACAGTCAAGAACTTCATGAGTGTGGGCAACCAGGCCCAAGCCATAGACTTCTCCAATAAAAGCCTAGTGCTTGTTATCGGTGAGAACATGGACCTAGGTGGTGATGACGCGGGTGCCAGGAACGGTACCGGTAAGACTACTATCATCAATGCATTGAGTTATGTGTTTTTTGGCGAAGCACTAACAAACATTAGAAGAGACAACCTTGTAAACAAGACCAACGAGAAAGGCATGTTGGTCAGTGTTAAGTTTGTGAAAAACGGAATAACCTACACAATCGAGAGAGGACGTAAACCGCAGATATTTAGATTCTATGCCAATGACATAGAACAAAAAACAGAGAGCAACGAAGCACAAGGTGAAAACAGAGAAACACAAGTGGAAATAAACAAACTGATGGGTATGACCCATTCCATGTTCAAGAACATAATTGCACTTAACACGTACACACAACCGTTCCTTTCCACCAAACAGGCAGAACAGAGAGAAATAATAGAACAACTGCTGGGTATAACACTACTCTCACAGAAAGCAGACCTGTTGAAAGAAAAACAAAAGGCAACAAAACAAATGCTCACGGAAGAGAAGATGCGTATAGACGCTAAAGTTGCCTCGAATGAAAAGATACAGGAGTCGATAGAAAGTTTGAAAATAAGATCAAACGCTTGGGTAAGTCAGAAAGATGAAGACATAAAAAGTTTCAAAGAAGCGATTGCAGAACTGGAAAAAGTGGACAGTGAAATCGAGATAGAGAAACACAAGAAACTACAGAAGAGGAATGAACTACAGACCATGCTGAGGAGCCTCGAGAAGGAGAAAGCGTATCATGAGGATTCCCTGACAAAAGCGGAAAGCACTGTGACAAAGACAAATACAGATCTCGAATACGCGGAACAACAGAAATGTCCAACGTGCGAACAGGAACTGCACGACGACAAGCACACGCACCTCGTGGACAGACTCAAAGTGCAACTGACAGAATCCACTGACTACGTGACGAAACTGAAATCAGATCTTGCGAAAATACAAGAAGGCATAGATGAGGTGGGAGATCTCGGACAGGTACCTGAGACGTATTATGACACCATAGACGAGGCGTACAATCACAAGGGCTCGTTACAGGACCTAAAGAGACAGTTGGAACAGACAGAGAAAAAAGAAGACACTTACGCAGAACAGATAGCAGAGATGACCAAGTCCGCGATACAGGAAGTGGACTACGAGAAGGCCAACGAGCTGGAGGACCTGCACAGGCACCAGGAGTTCTTGTACAAATTGCTGACAGCGAAAGACTCGTTCATAAGGACAAGAATCATAGAACAGAACTTGACATACCTGAACCAACGATTGGCATACTTCCTGGGTAAGGTAAAACTACCACACACAGTCACTTTCCAATCAGACCTAAGTGTGCGTATCGAGGAACTGGGCAGGGAACTGGACTTCGATAATTTAAGTAGGGGCGAAAGAAACAGATTGATCCTGAGTCTGAGTTGGGCATTCAGAGATGTGTGGGAGAGCCTTTATCAACAGATCAACTTGCTGTTCATTGACGAGCTTGTAGACGCAGGCATGGATATATCCGGTGTTGAGAGTTCAATGGCGGTGTTGAAGGACATGAGCAGGACACAGAAGAAAAACATATTTTTGATATCCCACAAGGACGAATTAGTGAGTAGGGTGAACAGTGTGCTGAAAGTTGTAAAAGAGAATGGCTTCACAAATTATGCAAACGACGTTGATATCATCGTATAATTATACATTATGTCATCGCCCTTAAAAGTAGTTATTACCACTATACCTTTTATTGACTGGAATACCCCGATAAGTTCTCCAGCGTACCTCAGTGCCCTACTAAACAATCACGGCGTGGATTGTGTTGGTCTTGATCTTAACATAGAAATATACAACAAAATAAAAAATGATCCACTAAGAAATCTCTATCTGGATTTCTTTTACCATCAAAAAATAGATGCAAAAATTTACAAGTCGTTGTCAGACATGCTGTATCATTATGCGAAAAAAATATTGGAACACCGACCAACACACATAGGTTTGAGTCTTTTCACCCATGACAGCCAAGTGTTTACTGTATGGCTGTGTCACTTGTTACAAAAGATCGCTCCCAAAATTAAAATCATAATCGGAGGACCCGGCCTGTACACACTGTCACAGAAAAAGAACGTCAGTTTTCCCGAAAGCCTCAGATCCTCAGGTTTAATAGATCACTTCATCGTTGGCGATGTCACTAGCAATCTAATCGCCTATTTCAAGGAGGGTATCAAAGAATCTAATATGAATGTAGTTGCACAACAGGATCTAGAATTTCATAACATCGTTACCCCAAATTATGACCACTATGATTTTTTCAACTACGAACACAAACGACTTCCAATCGTTGACAGCAGAGGATGTGTGCAGAAATGTGAGTTCTGCGACGTGATCGAATTTTGGAAGAAATTCCAATACCTGTCGGCACAAAATGTGTTTTCACAAATGCAGGAACTTATAGAAAAATACAACATATATCGTTTCGATTTTGCCAGCAGTATTTCAAACGGTAACCTAGTCGAATTTACGAAACTTATAAGGATGATTGCACAATATAACAGAGGCAAGGTCTTCAGTAAACAAATACACTGGAATGGAAATTTTATAATCAGGAAAAAAGGAAGGCACACGGACTTACTTTTCAATGACATAAAAGAGAGTAACGGAAGATTAATATGTGGCGTTGAAAGTCTAAGTTCTACCGCAAGAATAAAATTAGGCAAAAACTTTACCAACGAAGATCTCGATGATCACTTAGTGCAGTGTAAGGCACATGGCGTACAGATCGATCTGCTGATGATCGCGGCCTACCATACCGAGACACAAGAAGACTATGCAGATGCTTTACAGTGGTTCGAAACACACAAGAATTACGCAGGGTCTGTAATCACACGTGTCCAGATGACACTGTTGGGAATATTAGACGGTACAAAACTTTCACGTGATGTAGATCTAAAACGATTCAACGATGGTCGTGAAGCCCGTGAGGTACACGCAAACAAACTTTATGAAAAGGCAAAACAATGTGGTTTCCACGTAGACAAATTTTGGTAGAGGTTTTCCTACAGCACTCAGGAAAATTTAAAAATAGTGATCCAAAGGTGTTTTGTAAATCGGGACTAGAATCGTTGGTAAGTTCTAACGCCGAAGGCAACCTACAAAGGTTATCGATCGAGGTCGAAGCACCTGATCAATTTCTGATAGACGCCACCAACACAGAGTCCACCGAGTGCCATATATCCAAAGTGACCATGGACGGTATTGAAATCAATACAGAAAACATGCAAAAAGTTTTTAAAATTGCTATCAATAAAAATAATTTGCCAGTATCATTTGATAACGTACAAAATTACCAAATAAAAGTCGGCGACAGATTGTCGAAACACTCTTAT